GTCGCAAAGGACATCACGAAAACGCGGAGTATTGCGATGGAGCCGAATCGCAACATGTTCAGCCAGCAAGGCTTATTATCAATGTTCGTCGACGCCTTCAAAAGAGGTCCGATGAGCACCATTTCTGATCTCCAGGATCAAACCCGGAATCAGGAGGCTGCTCGTATCGGGTCTGCCTCCGGGCAGCTCGACACGATCGACCTAAGCTCTGCTAGTGACACAGTCTCTTATGAACTTGTAAAGGGCATTTTCCCACGCAAGTGGCTTTTGCCCATGAACCAGACGAGAACGTCGAGCATTAAACTGCCTGACGGTACCGTCCAGTCGGTCCACAAGTTTGCGCCAATGGGGTCAGCAGTCTGCTTTCCGACGCAGTGCGTCGTATTCGCAGCTGTATGCCACTTGGCCGCGTACGAGTATTATCGTTCCATGGGATGGGTCATCTCTCTCGCTGAGTACGTTACTAACGTCTCACTATCGACACCGCCCGGTGTCGAAGAGCTGGCCAGTCCCATCGTCTACGGCGACGACATAGTGAGTGATCACCGTGTCACCGGACGCATTGTGGAGCTGCTCGAACTCCTGGGCTTCGTACCAAATAGGGCGAAGTCTTTCACTGGATCACAGTTAGTTCGTGAATCTTGTGGAAAGTACTATTACTCTGGACATGACATCAGCTTCATATCGTATCGCGTGAAGTATGGTAATGGCGTCACTAAGGCGTATGATAGCCTTATTGGCGCGATTAACCGTGCTTACGCGGCTGGATACTTCCGTCTGCGCTCACAACTCATAGGGGCCCTCAGGGCCTTTGTAGAGGCTGAGTGCGGAAACGGGGCATCTAGATACCTACCCTTTGAAGTCCCTGGGGGCATTGAGGTATATCACCGCAGTGCATCTCGTCTTTCCGGTTCCTACCGGGTTAATAAAGACTACCAGAGGCTCGAGAGGAAGGTGTTACGGACCACATCTGTTCTGAGTAAACGTAGCGATCTCCCTGACCAAACAGAGCGCGGAACGCGCATCTGTTACAGGGCCGAAGCATACGATCTCCTTATGTGGTTGCACCGGCCGCCCGATTCGGATGTGACTGAGCGTGCACATTCCGAGCTCGTAGCGGTTGACAGCCGCCTTCGAAAGGTTTGGTCACCGATCGAGGTCTAACCGTCTGTTGGGGGGGGCAATACAATGTTGCTGGCGAT